AAAGAAAGGACCAACGAAAACTGGAGCGGGTGGTTTTCTCGAGTACCAATTTGGTACCGGTCAAACTATCCGAGATCTCCAGAGGATGTACCAGCTTTATCAGCGTTTAGATACGAAGATGAAGCAACTGGCCCGTGATAACGGCCAGAAAGTACGTCGGAGTTATAACTTGCACTCCTCTAACGACAGACAAACCTCGAGTTATTCGGGGTTTCAATCAGTTGCTGGAGGCCTCAACAGCGGACCCGACGTGGGTCAACTGATTCAGCAGCAGACAACCAGGTTCTGGTTTTCTGGTGCTTGCAGGTACTATATACCTGATCTCGGGCCATCTCGATGGCCCGCGAGAATAGAGGCGAAGTTATTCGGTGCGGATATAAATCCTGAGGTCATATGGAACGCTATTCCTTGGACTTGGCTATTCGATTGGTTCACGAATGCTAGCGATGTTATCGCTAACTTTTCAAGAACCGCAGCGGAGAACCTTGTCTGGGAATATGGTTATGTAATGGGAACCAAGGAAAGTACTAACACCTATGATTTAGGGTGTCCAATCAGAGATTGGAATCGTACTTACCAAACTATTCGCCTTATATCGGAACAGAAAGTTACGGTAAAAGGTCGGGCAGTTGGTTACCCTTACAGTTTTGGTCTCTCTCCTGGCTCGCTGTCTAATATTCAGCTTGCCATTCTCGGCGCACTCGGTCTAACAAGATCGGGTGGGCACTTCTGAACGTTGTGAAACGTCCATACTGAAAGGACCAATAGGTCATGTCTTTTGCTGATCCACAGAGTGTTACCGTCAATTCTGTTGCTAAATCACTACCAAATATTGAGAAGTCGGGGCAAGCCTCGACCTATCGAATGAATGGTGGTGACTATGCCCTCAAGATCTCTCATGTAGAGGCCAAGAGGAACCGCAGAACCGTTCGACTGGATTTCCAGAAGATCGCTGCTGATCCGTTCGAGCCTACGAACAATTTAAAGTTCACAGGTTCGGCGTATCTAGTCATTGACGCGCCAATCATTGGCTTCACCGACACCGAGCTCAAAGACAATGTCTTGGGTCTCGCTGGCTGGTTAACCAGTGCTAACGTTCTCAAGGTTTTGGGTGGAGAATCCTAATTGAGCCTATCGGCTTTTTTCAGGTATCTTTTTACCCCTTTCGCTTTTGGCATTGCCCTTAGGCGCGAAGACCTTGCCGTGGATAGGCTATCAGACCTCTCATTATTCTAACCTTCCATTTAAGGAGCGGAGAGATGAAAAGAATGATAGACCTATTTGTTGCCATGTACAAAGATGTGCATGGTCTGTCTGGAGCAAACACCAGCGAGAAAGATATACTATATCTGACTCACCGTGTCAAACGCGAGGGTATGTCATTCCTGACAATTACCCTTCCAACCATAGGCGATGCCCTGTTAATGGGGCTCGAATCTGGTTGGTGGCCTCTTACCGATGTGACGTCTTTCGGACGTCACAAGGGTAGAGCTCTCCCGAGATTTCTCTCAGGTTTGCTCAGGTTAGTGTTTGACGAGGTCACTGGTGAATTGCTTCCTAATGCAAATGTCACCGCAATTTGGGGAGTTCACCAACTCAGCTCTTCCTTTAAGAAGATTGAGTTGGAATGTTCCCCAGAAAGGGTTTCAAATGCGTATAGGAAGTATCTTACGACCGATAGCGAAGTTCGTGCAGTCAGAATGGTTCCTAAAAATGATTATAGGAATCTTAGAAGGGTCTTTGAAGACCTCTTCTCCTCTGCACTTCTTCGAGTCGAGCGGGCTATCTATGAAAGAGAGCTCGCCCCGAAGTATTCTTCGGGAGCTGTTGCTGAGGGTTTTAAAGAGAACCAAAAGTTCTCCGCCCCCTACTACAGTCGACTTGAACCTATCTTCCCACCCGAAGTCTATGTTGTTCCCAATCTTAATGGTAACAACGAGCTTAGTGGTAGGGAGTTTGTTCCTATCGGACATGAGAAACCGGCAAAGGTAACTCATGTACCAAAGACGTTGAAGACGCCAAGGTTGATTGCCATGGAACCTACTAGCATACAATATGCTCAGCAAGGACTTATGGCTCAACTTTATGATGAGCTTTTGGCTAGTGCCATTGGCTCATCACTGAACTTCCGCGATCAGTCCGTTAACGGAAAGAGGGCTTTAGAAGGATCGAAGGATGGCAGTTTAGCCACCCTAGATTTATCCGAAGCCTCTGATCGAGTGGGTTCCGGGATGGTCTCATTTCTCTTTAAGAACTTTCCTTTAACAAGAGAGTTCCTCTTTAGAGCGAGATCATCACGGGCGTCTCTTCCTGATGGCACTACTATTCGCCTCAGGAAATTCGCGTCTATGGGTTCTGCTG